TTTGACTCTTTGTCCTGCGTTGGCCAGGTGTCCTTTTCCAGCTGCGGGTAGTCTGCCGTGATGGCTTGAGTGGCCTTCTCATACTTAATGTTGTTGGCGAGTCGCCGACTGGCGCGAAGGGCGGCCTCTAAATCAATCGCCGCAGGCGGACTCCATCCTGGGAATAGCCAAACCTGCGACCCATCGCTAGGCGCTGATGGAACCTCGACATGCGGAATACCTGGCCGGCGGCCGTCCAGGTAAGTTGCTATGAAATCCCCAAGCGGCGTAACAAAGTGGGCAACCATTTCAGCCAACCTCAATAATTAAGTGCTCGGGGTCTGTGGTGGCACCGCCAAAAACGTAACAGTTAACGGAGAAGCCAGTGGCCGTCTTGGCATAGGTATTCGCATCCAGGTTGATGACCCCTGAAGCAGCCGCTGCCCCAACCCAAAATGGGTAATACGCATTCCCTTGGCTGGCAAAAGACACACTGAATAATCCGGCGCTCGCCCTGGTTACGGTAATGGTTATCCCATATGAGCTGCGCACTGTAAGCACGCCACTAGCGATGGATATAACTACCCGGCCCTTAGGTATAGGGCTTAGCTGCTCCTGCGAAGCAATGTCTTGGGCATCGCTTCGCAGGCCTACGTGCCTCATGCCACCACCGTTACCCGGTACTGCCCAGTGGTCGGGGCAACGCCGAATGTGATCTGCACGGTGTCGTCGGTGTTGGCTACCCAGTCAGCAATAACGCCAGCATTGCTCGACACTTCCTTCACGCTCACGATCAGGTCACGGGTGCCAAAGTTGTGAGTTACCGAGATGGTGGTGGCGGTGTTGTCACCGATTGTGGCGCTAATCTTTCGGGCAACCACAGCAGGATCGATGGAGATAACGCCGCCACTGATCTCGATTCCGTCGCCAGCGGTGTAGCTAGCACCGCCACCAACCTGCGCCCACACCAGGTCAGTGGTGCCGATAGTGATCGGGGCATCAGTGGTCATGTGCCACTGGCTGTTGCCGTTGGCAGTACCCTCTGACACGAATACGGTGGCGCCTACCACCTCGCTGCCTGCATCAAAGTCGGCGGCACGCGACCAGGCGCCGGTTGCAGCAACGTAGATGCCATTATCTGCAGCATCACTTTGCAGCGGCACAAGTACACGGTCGCCCGCAACAACGCTCACGCCGTCGATGGTTTGCGCACCAGAAAGCGTGATGTTTGCAGTGCTGGCAGCGCGTACGGGCTCTTTCCACTTCCAGCCCTGTACGGCGGCGTCGAGCTGGGCTTTGCTTACTGCGTCCTGCGGGTCCACGGCATCAGCCAGGTTCTGAACCCGGAAGCCATCGGCGTTAAGGTGATTTGTGATCTTCATGGGCGCTCCTAGTTGCAGTAAGCGAAGCCAGCCACAGGCCGGCCGTGCGTGATTTGGATGATGTTGTCGTCGATGTAGCGGATATCGGAGATCACGGCATTGCCGGCCAGGTCGGTGACCATGACGCTGGGGCGCCGCTGTAGGTTGTGCGGTACGGTCCAAACGGCTAGCGGATCTTCCTGCTCAAACTGGAATGTCTCGCCGCCGTTGGTGCCGGGGCGGCCAGCGGGTCCCTGCTCACCCGTCGCCACCAAGGCAACAGGTGCCTGCTCAGGCTCAACCACCAGCGCAAATGCCTCAGCCGTCACCAGCACGCGCGGGCAGCTAGTCATGGGTGACCTCCAGGCTTACCACCACATCACCCTCCGCCCAGCGGGTGACATCGCCATTGCTCATGGTCAGCTCGAGGTCATAGCGCCCCTGGGTCCAGGTGATAGCGGCGGTTTCTTCGGCGGTCAGGGTGATGATCAAGCGGCCAGGTGCAGCGATAACCAGCCGATCATTCTCGGTGGTCAGCTCCAGCAGCAGAGCGCCGCTGGCGTCACGGATAAACATGCGGGCGGTGCAGCCTGTGAGGTCTACGGGCGGCTGGTAAACCACCATGCCGCCTGTGGCGCTGCGGCCAGTGCCGTTAAAGGCGTTCAGCTCCAGGGTGTTGGGGTTGATGACCTTGGCCAGGTGGAACGGCTGGCGGGTTTTGTCGCGGCTCAACTCGCCCCAGCCTGTCACGCCCTCGATCCAGATCGGCCAATCGCCGAGCAGGTCGTGATCGGTAACGGTGAGCAGCAGAGGCGCCGTGGCCTGGATGGCGGTGATGGGCTTGTATTGATACACCGGCTGCATCATCAGCAGCGGCTTACGCAGGGTGGCACCCTGGTTGATGCGCAGGTCTAGGCGGGCGGGCTGCATAAATTCTCCAGGCGTAAAAAAGCCCGCAGTGGGCGGGCTCGGCAGTTATTCCGGTAGGTTTGAGTAGAGCGCCAGGCGCTCCCAGGCCCAGAACTCGCCGTTTTTGTAGATGGCAATCCACACGCCATAGGGGGTGTATTCGTTGATGTACATGCCGGGGCCGGTTGGCGCCTCGGCTGGCTCACCGATACTGCGGATCACCGGCATCACGCTCTGGATGGTGCGCAGCGCGCCGGCGGTGAGTCGCGCACTGATCAACTCACCCTCAAGCCAGTCCAGCGGGTCAGGCCCGCGCGTGACGGCCAGCATGCCTTCGCTGGTGTTATCAACGCGCACCACCTCCCAGGCGGTTTCCACACCTTCAACCACTCGGGCAAGCGTGAGCTCGTAGTAGTCGCCGGCACCGAGGCCCACCAGCAGGTCAGCCTTTGCCGGCAGCACACTGAGGGAGGTGTCAGCGGCTGCAGCATCGGCCAGCAGTGTGGTGCGCCAGTTATCAATAAACAGCTGCATGGTTTCTCCTATAGCCAGCCGGTGATGGTGCGGCTTGGCATATCAACAGCGCGGGCGACTTGCCCTGTCATCGGGTTGTAGGCCACCACGGATACAACGCGCCGAAGGGTTGGGTTGTAGCCAGTGGCTTCCTCCCAATCCCCAGCTGTGCCGGCCGGAGTTAGCGCCCCGCTCACCGCGCATACGCCCGAGTCGGTGTTGGCGCTTGCCAGGGCCATAGCCTTGGTGCTGCTGGTCTGGCAGAGCCAGGTTTGCAGAAGGCCAGGGAATGGCGGGCGAGCTGGGGCGTAGATCTTGCCGGGGTCCAGCGGGCTGCCGGCCAGCACGTAGGCATCGGCAAACACGGCGGCATTGATCAGCGAGCCGGTCTGGGTGAACTCGGTATCACGCACTTCGTCAGCCAGCTCGGTGGCGCTTTCTTCTATGTCCGTGGTGTAGGTGAAATCGGCGTTTTCAAAGCCGCCGCTGAACGCGTAGTTGTACTGGTAGTCCAGTGCACCGAGCACGGCATAGCTGTACTCGCCGGTTACCTCGGCCAGGCCACGGTGCAGGCGCATGGTTGAGGTTTGCGTGCGCGTTGCCGATGAGATCAACCGCTTCACCCGGTAGCTGGAGCCGCCTAGCTCGGTCTCCAGGCTAGCCGTGCCGGTGGTCTCTGCCTGCCAGCTGCTGTCGAAACGCAAGAACTCCACCCCACCGCCGGCGAAGAAGCCGCCGATGATCTGCCCGGTACGGGACCAGCCTTCAGTGAAGCTGCCAAAGTGCGGCACCTGGTAGCCGCCGCGCCCAGCCTCTAGGGTGTTGGTGTCCGGCGGGATGGCCGCCGGCGTTACCTCTCCGGTGCTGGCGTTCAGCGCGTAGTTGTAGCGGTCAGACTCGCGCTCAATGGTCAGCGCCCCCAAGCAATCCAGCAGGCCAGCGGCAACGCTGTAGTTCAGCCCATACACGCCAGCACTTTCGGTAATGCCCAACACCAGCACGGCAACGAAGCAGGATGTGTTGATGGTTGTCGCGGCGGAGTAGTACGTGGCCTGCAGTGCGATCAGCAGCTCGCGGCCATCGGGTGCGATGTCCAACAGGCTGAGCTGCGTTGATGTGGCCAGCACAATGTCAAACTGGTTGTCCTGGTTGGTGATCAGCGTTTCACCGTCAAACACCAGGTCAGTGTCGATCTCCAGCGAGGCCAGCAGATCGCCGCTCTCCACGTCGCGCAACTCAAACAGACCGATGCCGAACCATTCCAGCGACAAGCGCCGGGATACGCCGGCCACTCTGGCGACAAACACCGGCTCCAGGGCCATCAGCTTGCGACCAATTGAGAGGCCGCCAGCAGCAATAAGGCCAGCTGTCTGCGGTGGGTCTGGCTTGCCAATGTCCCAAAGGGCGGAATTGATCTTTGGCAGAAAGCGGGTCCATTGCGAATCAAACCCCGGCAGGGCCGGCAGCGGTATGCGGTCTCGCCCATCCATGGGGTCCAGCCAGTCACCGCCGCTGTCGATGTACGCCAGGCCGTGGAATGGGTAAGGGTCGACAGCTTCAATGGTCAGCGGGTACGGCCACTGGCCTTGAATGGTCATGGGCCGAGCACCAGTTCAGGGAAGCGGAACACCACCACCGAGCCGGCATCGCCTTCCATGGTCAGCGATTCCAGCCGGCGCACGGCGAAGTAACCGCTGCCGTCGATAGTTTCCAGGTAGATCGGGTCAGGCGAATACACACGCTCAACCTCAGTGAACTCACCATCAAAGCCACCGCCTGTTGCCGGAGGCTTGTAGGATGCCCGCCCGCGCGATGCCGGCACCGCGCCAACCGGAGGCACGGTGCGCAAGGTGCGACGCTGTTGCGGGGCGCGCTGCAGGCGGTTGAGGTCTGCCACCACCTGCGCGCCGCGGCGCTCAGTTTCCAGCCGTTTGCCAATGGCTTGGCGCTGGGCTCCCGAGGTTGGCGCGCGGCCAGCTGCAACACCGTTGCGGATCGCGCGGCGCTCATCAGATAGGCTCATGCTTAGAGCTCCAACAGGTCATTGGGGATGCCCACGCGGTAGAGGTAATCACCCGTCAGCACGCGCTCATCGCGCGCTTCCTCGGGCACCTCATCTGCTGGCACCACCATTTCACGCGGGAATTGCGACGGCCCGCCGCCGGCATCGCTGTTGCCAGAGAAGCCGTCAAGGTCTGGGTCGTAGTCCGGTAAGCCGAAGCCACTGATCTGGGTTGGCAGAATGGTGGGTATGCCATCGCCGCCGGCGCCGGGGTCTTCATCCAGGCCAAGCCGAGCCGGCACAGTCAGGGCATCACTCACCCCGCCGCCGCGCATCACCGCAATGCTCAGCGTGGTGATGGCCAGGCCGGTCTCCGGATCATGGCTACCAGCAATGCGCCGGCACTTGCCACGGGCGCGCACGCCCTGGTCATTCACCTCAAGGGTGTGGGTGTGGTCGATGCCCAACGCCATACTGGTTGGCACCTGCCAGCTCACCGTTGTTTCACGGTGGGCTGCCACAACCTCAGCCAGGGCAATACGCTGCGAACCCTCAACCAGGGCGCCGCGGCGGGTTTCATCATTCAAGTCGGTATGGCCGCCGCTGCCGCCGGTAATGGGGTCGGCCTCCCAGGCCTCAGCTGCAGTGTTCTCCACCTCAACCGAGTACCCATTGCGCTGCACGATGCGGCTGGTAGTGCCAACGCCGGCCGTTGTGGCCAGCACCATGCGGTAGGTCTCGGTGATGGTTTGCACCCAGCGGCGGGCGCCGGTCCAGTCCACACCAAGCAACAGATCATCAAAGCGGTTGATCCACGGCACTCCATCACCGCAGGGGTTTGGCGTGGTGGGCGGCAGCAGGTAGTACAGCGGGTTGATCACCGTCTGCCCGGTTTGCTGGGTCGCTTCCTCGATCATGGTGATGGTCGGCAACTCGCTCGGGTAGCCGCGCCAGTTGCAGAAGCCGGGGATGCCTTCGGTGCCATCGGTCTCCGGGTGCAGCCAGCTGTAACTCTGGTTGCGCTGCCACAGCCTGGCATAACGAAAGCTGACTTCAAGCTCGATACGGTTTGTACGGCCGACCAGGCCGGCAGGCTCAACCTTCACCGATTGATCAATGGTGGTGCCTGGGCCAAACACAAAGTCTGGCGTGGTCTTGGCGTACCAGCTGGTCACGCGCGGCGCGCCGAACGGGTCGCAATCCAGGCTGGCCGTGCGAGTGCTCATGCGCTCAACGGCATAATCCCAATGGCTACGGCCCGCGAGTGGCTCGAACAGATCCTCCGACCACATGCCGCCAGTCAGGGTATCAATCTCGCCCTGCGGCATGGCCTCAACCCGCTGCTGCAGCGAGTCGCTGCACTCGCAGTTGAGCACGCGCAGCTCGCTGTTCCAGTCGGGCGGCAAGGCAATCACGCCGGTAAAGCGCCGCTCTTCGGTGGTCACACCCTCGGTGGTGGTGATGTAGTCGATGGTTACCGAGAGCCCAACCCAGTCCGATGGCACAACTGGGCCTGGCGGCAGGAAGATGCCAAACCCCGCCACGCTGGCTGCACCCTCTTCCCGATCGTAATCCAGGCCGCCCACAAGTTGGTCGCTGACATCAACGCCATTAACCACAACCCGGTCGCGCCACAGGTAGCTGATGCCCGCCACCACGTATTCAGGGTCAGGGCCTGGCGCCGCCGCTGGTCCAGCGCCGCCGTTCAGCTCAGTGCCGTTGAGGGTTTCGCCGTTGAGCATCAGGCTTCATCCCAGTTCAGCGACCAACCGTGCACGCCTGCGCCGTTGTCTTGCGATTCGTCAGGGGGCTCGACCATTACCGAGTACACCGGCATCGCCCACACCTGGTATAGATCCGCGCCGGTAAGCTCAGTCACAGTGGTTACACCATCAACCGTGCTGCACGGGGTTTCTTTCCACTCGCCGTCGACTCTGGCAAATGCCCACGGCGCAAAGTCGGGCCGCGGGGTAAATGGCAGGGTGTACACAAGACCAGTACCGCCGGCTGTCCGCACCTTTGTGCTGCGCAGCTCCAGCGGCTGGCTGAAGTCCAGCCCACCAATGCCCGGCGGCATCCAGCCCTGCGCGCTGATGGTGCCCGCACGCTTGCTCCAGCGCTCCATCTTTACCAGCGCCCCGCCGGATAGCCGAACGCGGCCTGTACCGCCCGCTACCGGGCCGTCAGTAATTACCGGCGCGCCAGCGTGCAGCGGTATCTCGACACCGCCGAGCATGAGGGTTGCGGCCATTCAGGAAACTCCAGGCGTAAAAAAGCCCGCGAAGGGCGGGCTGTTAGCTGCGGGTGCGACCGAACTTGGTGGCGATGCGCTGCAGGTTGAGCGCATCCGATGGACTGGCGTACAAATTCACCTGCTCGCCACCAAGCTCAAGTGCTAGGCGTCCAAGGTCAGGGAAGCTCGGGCCGGCCATCAACGCAGGGTTCATTGTTGGGATTGCTGGGAGGGCTCGCTGGCTGATTGAGCCACCCTCGGCGAACTTGGGAATACGACGCTGGCGGATGGCCTCCATAAACGCTTCGCCATAGTAATTAACCGACGATGCGGGCTGCATGAACTCGCCGTTTGAACCCCACATCAGGATGCTGTCGCTTGTGCCAGTGCCAGGGCCGCGGAGTTTCCCGCCAGACGCATAGCCAGGAAGAGGCGGTAAATCTGGAACAATTGGCCCATCAGGGTGAACAACGCGCACGGGCAGAACAATCTCCTGCTTGCCCATGTCGGCAACAAGTTGCTGGATCTGCGAGCGCACAACCTCAATGCTGGCTTCGTCCGACTTGATGCTGAGCGGCATGTCCTTCAGCTTGGCGGCATCGGTCTCAAGGCTTTTTATCTGCTCGCGGATAGCGGCGATCTTGTTCTCAGCATTGGTTTGCTCGATGTCGTTGGCAGCCAGCTCAATAGCCTGCAGCTCCTGAATAAAGCCACTGAAGCCGTAGGTGTTCTCGCCGGCGGCGGCCAGGTCTTGCAGCATCTTCAATGCTGCTTGGGCCTGGGCCTGGGCGCCCTCAACATCACCGGACTGCAGGGCGTTGCGGGCGCCAATTTTCAGGTCCTGGGCGGCGTTGAACGACGCTTCACCCTGACCGCCCAGGCCTGCCAGTGCTTCCTTGTAGCGTTTATCGATATCGAGGCGATCCTTGCGGACCTTCTCAAGCTCGGCGGTCGCCTTCTTCTCTTCGGCCACCAGGGCCTTGCCAGCCTTCTTCGCGTTGGCTACCTGCTCGTCCTGCAGTTTCTTCAGCTCGCCGATGTACTTGGTGTTGGCGTCGACTTCTTTCTGGCGGCCAGCTTCAGCGGCGGCGGCCCCAACCTCGGCCAGGAACTCCAGCTCCGTATTCAGCCCAGTTTGCTCTTCGACGATGGAAACGCGGAATGCCGCTAGCGCGTCACGCTTAGCCTGCAGCTCTTCCTTGCTGTAGAGAAAACCGTCGATAGTGGTGCTCAACCCGGAACCAGCAATACTCCGGTCAAGGTCAGCGATCTGCTGATCGACAAGATCAAGGTCTGTCACCAGCCCCTGCGAATTTGCAGAGATAAAGGCTATTCGCTTGCCTAGGTCAACTAGCTCAGAGCCGCCTTCAACAGCCGTTCCTGCTAGCGTGGCAAGGGCTGAAGCCAGGGTCACCAGATTTTCGACCACAACCGGATCAGAGATTGTTTCACCGAGCTTGTTAATGGAGTCGATTAGCGGCTGAACATTGGTCTGCCCGATTGCTTTTTGCCACTTATCAGCGAGCGCAGTCATCGCGCCGCCAACAGTTTCGGGCAGTGTTTCGGCCTCGCGGCGCAGAACATCGAGCTGGCTTACCAATGCATCAGACACAACATCAGCAGTGAGCAGGCCTTGCGTGGCCATCTCTTTCAGCGCGCCAACCGGAACGCCGATGGATGCAGCCAATGCCTGCATCAGGCGCGGGGCCTGCTCGGCAACACTGTTGAACTCTTCACCGCGCAAAGCGCCGGCGCCAAGCGCCTGGGCGAACTGAATAACACCATTCTGGGATTCTTCAGCTGTAGCGCCTGAAACCCGGAACGAAGTGGCAACAGCCTCGGTAACTTTGAGGATATCAGCCTGGCTACGGCCAGCCTCTTTCAGGGGCCTGCTGATGCGGCCATAAAGAGTTACCAAAGACGAGATAGGGCTTTGAGTCGACTGCGCGATTCGGGCAAGTTCGGCCTGAGCAGTCGAGAACTCCTCTTGCGAACTGGTGGCTAGCTTCAGCCTGGCGTTCATAAGGCTGTATGCATCAGCCTGCGCAGCAATGCCTTTGATCGCAGCGCCAGTGGCATAGGCAGCACCAACGCCGCTAACCAGCCCGGGCAGGAAAGAACCACCGCCGCGTAAGCGCTGCTGTTCAGCAGCCAGGCCATTCATGGCGTTGGTTGTTTCTCTGATTCGACGGGTGTAAGCCTGCTGAGCAATAGCAAGCTCACGCGTGGTCAGGTTTCCGGAGGCGCGCAGCAACTGGTATTGGTTGCGAATGCGGGCCAGCTCACTTTCAAGCTGGCGATATCGGCCCACGCCCAAGCCGGCTTTTGCCTCTTCCAGATTGGATAGCCGCTGCTCACGGGCCAGCTGGCCAAGGGCGGCGGATTGCGCACGAATACCCTGGATGGCCGCTTCGCGGCGTGTGATCAAACCAGCAGCTGCAGCCTCTTGGGCTTGGCGCTGCTGCTGAGCAAGCAGCTGATTCTGAGCAGCCAGAGCATTCCGGCCTTCAGTGCGCGCCGCGGCGCTCAGCTCTCCGGTTAACCGGCGCTGCTCACCAGACAAGTTGCTGGTGTCGATTCGTGCGGCTTGCAGTTCCCGGCGGCGAGCAGCCAACTGATTCTGTGCCAGAGTCTCGGCGCGAGTGAGGCGCTGCAACTCGGAAACCGCATCGCGATAGCTGGCCGTTAATGCCTTGCTCGGATTGCTTGCACTAGCAAGCTCATTTCCAAAATCACGAACACGGTCGCGGGCTACGCGGGACTGCTTCTCAATTGACTCAAGACTGTCCTCAAGCTCACGGAATGCGCCGATCTGCTTGATGGGCTTTTCTATAGCCTTGACCGTCGCCTCGTATTCCTTCCGGAAACTACCGACACCCTTCGTGGCCTGGGCCACATCAGCGGTCAGGCGCAGTTCGATATCAGTCATGGGCTAGCCCTTCAAGGCGCGGCAGAAAAGTGACCAGGGGTAATCCAAAACCCGGTGGTGACCAAGGACGGTCAGTTTGCAAATCAGATCATCAAGCTGGCTTAGGCTTGCGCCTGCGTCTTGCGCAACCGAGCCAGCATCGCGAAAAAATGCGGGTTGGCCTTTTTGCAGGCCGACACCACCTCATCAATTTCGCTAGGCCTTAACGCTTCAACATCCTTGGCCTTTAAGTTTGTGAAGCTGGGGATATCGCTCAGCCGCATATCTTCAAACAGATAGTTGTTGGCGAGGTCGGTGTCGCCATCATCAGAAATCAGCTTGCGTACGCCAGCGACGGTTAGCTCTCGGCAGATGACCTCCTTGCCTGCAACCTCCACCTGCGTGCTGTTTCCCATACTGCTCATGCTTTTCTCCGGACATAAAAAAACCCGCCGGAGCGGGTTCTAATTGTTTGGCGGGGCTACCCCTTAAAGCGCACCAACTTATCCACGGCGCGCGGCGTACATTCAAGAATCACTGTGGATCCATCTGCAAAAGCAACGCTCACCACGTTGCGTTTGTTGGTATAGAAAGAGCCGGCAATGGCAAAGGCGGCCCCAATAAGAAAGCCCAAGGGGCCAGCAAATAGGCTAATCAAAGCCCCCAGCAACAGCGCCCCTACAATCGCGCCGAGCCAGCCAAAGCTCTTTTCCTTTACCTGCTGCGCATCAACTGACTGCACCTGGTCGCGGTGGTAGTCAGCATTTTTCGTGGCCTGGATGGCCAGGGTGTCGCCGCTTAAAAAAGCACTCCCCTTAAGGCCGAATGATCCACCAACAATCTTCACGGGCAGTCCCTCCCAATTGATATAGGAGGGACTTTAGCCCAATGCAGCCGAAGCGGTCACGCTTACTTCGTTTCCTTCTGGATCTTCATGTAAGCCGACTTGCCGGTGCCGCGGGTGGCGTCTGCCAGCACTTCAACGGCGACGTTCATCCCCATGAAGTCATCGGCGCCGAGCCAATCCAGCGACTCAGCCGGCGCGAACTTGCAGCGCCAGAAGCGTGGATTGATGCGGCCTTGGGTGCCGGCACCGTTCTGGCCCTCGAGCATGATCTCGAATTCCTGGCTGGACGATACCAGCGCTTCGATCTCGTCGAAGTCCGCGCAGGTGGAGTCGATCTCCAGCAGGTACGGCTCGCCAGGATCGGAAACAGCAAAAGCTTCGATGGCGTCAGCCAGGCTGCTGCCTTCGAGTGGCTCGATGCCGGAGCCGGTCATGCGGAAGTCTTCGTCTTCCTCGAAAACAACCAGGCCGGTGGCCGCGTCGACCACGCTGGTGATTGTGAGCGGCATTTTGTCGAGGACGCAGGTTTTACCCACCTCGGCGTGCAGCACTTCGCCAGTTACGGCGGCGCTCGGCACGGCAGTGACGTCAGCCCACAGGTTGGCGGCGATGTTCTCGGTGTTGAACTCACGGAAGTTCATCGCCAGGGTCAACGCAGTGATCCGCGTTTTCTTGTCGAAGTTGCCGCCCTCTGGGGTGCGGGTGTTTGCCAGCACAATGTCGGTGGTTTCCGTGGCCTGCTGGACGGTGGAGACCAAGCCGGCATCGCGGAATGGCTGGCCGGTACCGGCCGGGCGAATCTTGACGATGCCGCCCATGATGACTGTTTCGACTTTACGGGCCATGTTATTTCGCCTCCGGCGCGATCACTTCCGACTCAGCCAGAAAGGTGCGCTGGCGGGCGGTAACGTGGATGGTTGCGCCGGCTTCGTGTTCTTTGCCGGCATGGGTGTGGGGCTTCAGCAGCTTCACAGGGAAGCGCTGGGCAGGCTTAGGCGCAGCCGCGCCAGCCGATTCGGGCTTGTCGGTCATTTCACATACCTTCGATGATCGTACTGAGGTAGACGGGGATCAGGATCGTGGCCGCCACCATGCCATTCCCTGGCGGGAAGGCTTCCGGGGTGCCGAGCTGAATTTTCGTAACGCCAAGCGGCAGCCACTTGGGAAAGGTTTTGTGAACCGGCATCAGGCAGCGGATCAGATCAAGCTCAAGATCATCGAGCGCATCCTCGTAATCAGTGCCGGCATCCACCGCACCCACCACAGAGAAACCCTTACCCAAGATGATCGCGCCAGGCTGCGGCGCTGGGGGCTGCCCCTTGCCCGGCTGAACGATGATCATGGGGAAGCCTTCTTTGGCTTCCTCAAGAACTTCATTCACCCATCCTGTCTTCACCATGCTCCCGGCCGCCGTGAGGTAACCGTTTGTAGGGCTGATGACAGACAGCCGAGCAATCAGAGCCTTCCGGCCTTCGCTAAGCAGATTCATTTAGTCACCATGCAGGCGGCCACGATGAAGTGGCCGTCGTCTTCGATGATGTCTTCGATAAGCAGGCGCTGGCCGTTCACTTCAAAAATTCCGACCCGCAGCGCCACCTTTGGTAGGTCGCTGGCTTTCCACCCAATAGCCGTCTGGTTGCTGCGCATGACGCCTTCAGGCCCATTAACCAGCACGCCTTGATCGGTCTGCAGAGGGATACCGCAAACCGGCACTAGGCCTGCTTCGATGTATGTGCCAACCGAATCGGCCAGCCGGCGCGAACCGACTTGATGCAGGCGACTCAGCGGACCCGCGAACCGCCCTTGCACGGTCAGTTGCTCAGGCGGCAGAGCGCCAAACCGTCTGCGCTGGCACCGACGAGCTTGCCGAAAAGCTCGCCAGATGCGACGGCAACAAGCTCGCCAGCAGTCAACGCAACGCCGGCGCCCTGGGCCAAGCCATCAGCAGCCGGCAGGGACCAGACACCGACTACGGAAGCCGCGAAGGTCTCGCCAGCTTCGGCATCGACCAAGGCAACGCAGTTGATTGTGCCGATGATGTAAGCGGTGCCAGATACAACACCGCCAACGGGTGCAATCAGGTCAAGGACGTTGCCGTCCTGGTGATAATTCTTGGCCATGTTGATGTTCTCCTGGAACGATATGGCTGAAAAACAAAGCCCCGCACTTGGCGGGGCTTTAGGTGGTTGCAGCGGCTATCAGGCGCCGTTGGCTTTTTGCAGGCCGCGGAAGTCGAGCGGCGCCACACCAGCATCGATGCGCACCTTGGTGGCTACGCCGTCGACGGTGAAGCCCTGCTGCTGCTCCATGTATGGGGTATCCACACCGTTGAGGTATGCCACCTCGATGGTGTCGGTGCCCTGAGCTGCAGCCAGATACCAGGCGGTAGCCGAGTTATCGTCCAGGCGCGGCTCGGAGATGACCTGCGCCATACCCTGAATCGGGTTCGCGACGCCCTGGTTGACCTGTGCGGTCGGCACCGAAGTGGAGTTGATCAGCTGCAGAGCCTTTGCTTCCAGTGCAACCGGGGTGAGCAGGTAGGCCGGGCGGATATTGAGCGGACGCTGCTTGCCGCCTTCTGCGCTGGTTTTCTGGGTGCGCATCTGGGTGCGGCCTTTGTCCAGGCTTTCGATGCTGAGCGCAGAGCCAGCACCGGTCTGCAGGTTCTTGTGGTTGGCGGCCTGGAACAGCGCAATGCCATCAGCCATTTCAGGGTTGCTGGTGAGGATGCCGTACACCAGGTCGCCGATAGTGCCCTTGGCTGCCATGCCCATCTTGCGAGGGATGTCGGTCAGCAGGTTCATATCGTCGTTGATGATGGCCTGGCGGGTGATGCTGAACAGTTCACCGTAGGTCGCCAGGGCGATCTGCTGGCTGTTCTCGCCGATGGTGACGTATTTGTACTCGGCGCCCTCGCGCACCTGGCGCAGCGACGGGAACTCGCCCAGGCCGATACGGTGAGAGACCTTGAAGTCGCTCAGCTGGCCTTTCTTGGTCCAGAGCTGGAAGGTCTCTTCGGCAAGATCCCAGCCCGCCAGCATCGAGCGGTTGGCCACATCCATGAGGATGACGCCGAAGTCGCTGGTGGTGTGGGTGAAGGCCAGGCCAACCATCTGCATCGGGTTCAGGCTGGCAACGCCAATGCCGCGGTCATGCAGCGAGGCACGCGCCAGCTCGCGCAGGCTCATGTGGTTGTAGGCGTTGTCGGCCTGGAACTGATCATGGCCAGCGCGGGCCATGACGCAGGCACGTACAGAGTCGCCCACCAGGTTGCCGTTGCCCGCGTGGATGTGCGCGTTGGGGCCGGAGCGAGCCCCGGCAGGTGCTGATGGAGTGGTGCCGACAGCCAGGCTGGCGAGCAGCTTGGCCTGTACAGCCTCAACGGTCTGGGCGCTGTCGAGCAGCGCCTCATTCATCAGCGCTGCATGGGTTTCGCCGAATGGGGCGAACACAGCACGAATGCCAGTGCGGCGTGCGTCTTCAGTGGCCTGGATGCTTGCGCGCACTTCGGCCTCAGATGGAGCGGCAGCGACGGGCGCGGCAGTAACTGCAGCAACCGTGGCTGGTTGGGTGGCGGCAGGAGGCACGGTGATATTCGCGCGCGGCTGCAGCAGTGCTTTAAGTGCTTCTGGCATGTGGGTGAACTCCTGCATGCGTTTCGAGTTGAGGTGAGCTGCCGCGGCGAGCGGCTCGGTAAGTTGGTCGGCAAAGCCGGCCTCGACAGCCTCGCGGCCTGTCATCCAGGTTTCCTCCTTAAGGAGGGATTTGATTTCTTCAGGGCCTTTGCCGGTCTTGCTGGCGTAGGCCATGACCATGGTGTCTTCGATCTTGTCGAGCAGCTCGACATAGCGGCGCATGTCGTCGGCATCGCCGCCGGTGATCCCCCATGGCTTGTGGATCATCATCAGGCCGTTCTCGGGTATGTAGATGGTGTCGCAGGCCATGAGAATGACGGTGGCCATTGAGGCGGCCAGGCCGTCCACGTAGCCCTCAACCCGCGCAGGGTGATGCTTGAGCAGGTTGTAAATGGCCGTGCCTTCAAACACATCACCGCCTGGCGAATGCACGCGCAGGTCGATGCGACTGAGGTCGCCCATGGCTTTAAGGTCCTTGGCGAACTGCTGAGCAGTGATACCCCACGCCCCGATCTCGTCGTACAGCAGCACCTCGGCGGTGCCACGCGACAAGGCCTTGATGCTGTACCAGCTGTTCTTCGGTGCAGTTTCTTCGCTCAGCGCAGGCTGGGCGGCTGCCAGCGCAACGGCCATGGCCATAGGCGCGAGCAGGCTATTCAGTTTGCGATGGCTGCCCATTGGCGCCTCCTTGGTCGTTCATTGCTGTGAAGTCAGGCCCGGGAATCGGCAGGTTGGCGCCGAACTGGTTCACCAGCTCGCGGGCCTCGTCGCTGGTAAGCACCTTGCCGACGCCGAGATACGCTTTCTGGATCGCCTCGACGGCGTTCATTTCATCGGCCTTGCTGATGCCATGGGAGGCGTCGGAGCTGAAGATCAGCCCCTCCTCGCGGTTGTGTTTAATCTCCGCCGCGCGGGACTTTTTCAGCTCCTGCGGATTGCGGCCACGGGCACGCGCTACTTCGGCCTCGTCGGCAAAGCCAGCCTTGACCAGCAGCTCCCATGCGTTGGCTTCGTGAACAGGGTTGATCCATGGCATTACCGGACCCTGGTAGACGGCGCTGAGGATCGTGCGCGGGTCAACGTCAGTAGGCACACGAACAACGCCCGAGGCGATGGCCATCTGCACAAAGGTGCGGTAAGTGGGCCGGCACCAGTAATCAATGAACTGGTGCTGAAGCAGGTCGTAACCCAGTTGCGCCTCAACCAGTTCCTGGCGCTGCGCAGAGTAGGTGCCGTCGTAAGAGCGAGCGATTGTCGAATAGGCACTACGGCCGGCTGCTGCAACACAGCGCAGCATGCCGTTGCGAAAACCTTCAAGAAACGGGTTTGGCCGGTTGCTCTCGAACATGGCGATGTCTTCGCCTGGCGCCAGGTCATCGAAGACCATGCCGGGGGCGATGGGGAACGTGCTCCGACTCGCTCCAGACTTGGTTTCGTCATAGTCCTCTGGCGAGCCCTTCTTGATGTAGAAGGCCATGGCAGCTGAGATGCGCGCGGCTACCCGCTCGCTTTCTTCGTAATCCTTGATATCCGCCAGGCGGATTAGCGCAGAGTGAAGCAGAGGCACGCCACGGTTCTGGCCGATGCGCTTGCGGTAGGCGATGTGAATCACCCGATCGGCTTCTACCCGCTTAGTCTGCTGGTAGATCCCATTCATGAGACTTCCGGGGTGCGATTTCAGCAGGTGGAAGGCCCGCACACGGCGCCATGCATCGCGCTCGATGCCCTGCACGATTCCATTGCTGGGCTCGTTGTACTCCATCGGAAGGTAGTCCGGTTCGAGCAGTTCGAGCGCGAACGGAACCTGGGTCAGGTATTTGTAATTGGCGACGGGCCCCATGATCTTTTGCGCCAGGCCTTCGCCGTCACGCAGCCAGGTACGCACAACCAGCTGTTCCATCTGCGGGCGGGTGAGCTCGCCGGCTGTCTCCGGACGCAGTGACCATTCTGCCCAGGCAGCCTTTAGCTGGGCGTTGAATTCAAGGTGAACATCGCCAGCCAGATCCAGCGCAAGCGGCTCAACTGCAATGCCATTACCGCCCACTACGCGCTCTTCAAGTCGGTCAAAAATACCGGTCACTACGTCGTGGTTGTTGTCGAGCCAGCGGCATTGATCACGCAGTGAGCGGCCAGCCTGCTGCAGGGCCACGTCAGCGCTGCGCGGGTCACCCTTCGCCTTGTGCGTGCGTGTTGGGCTCGCCGCTTCATAAGCCTGAATAACCGAACGGGCGCGCAAGCGCTCTGCTACTACCCCAGGCGCGAACGGAGCCAGCAGACGGTCAATGACATTCATTGTTGAAGCTCGCGAGTTTGTAAGGTTTGCCACCGCGAGCGGCGCGCTTAAGTTGTGTGAGCTTGCGCTCCCATTCCTGGCGACCCTTCTGGATATCGCCAAGGTCAACCATGGTCAGGGTGCGACCGCTGAAGGTGACGGTCTTGCCGTCCAGAATCTCCAGCTCGGCATCGAGGTAGCGCTGCAGCATCCGCTGCGTCTGTTCGAGCGTCAGAGCCATGGACCACTTCCTTCTGTTTGCAGCCAGTTGCTGGTCACAGCCGCGGCCTTCTCAGGTTTCGTCGGCGGTTCCTTGGCTTTGGGTTCGTCTTGTTGGGCGGCGATGCGAGCTCGCTCAAGTGCTTCGAGGTCGAAGCCGAATCGGGTCTGACTGATCCGCAGAGCGGCCAAGGCGTAAACCAGGCAGTCGCCGGCCTCGTTGCGCCGGCCCGCAGCGTCCCAGCGCATCTCACGCTTGCCCTTCACCATCACCGGCTTTTTGCGTTCGGCGGTGGTCTGCGTGAGCTCGTCCTCGTCGCACCAGTCGATCAGTGGGAAGTGGATGCAGCCAGGCGTTGAAACCCATGGCTGAGGCACGACAATGTTCAGGCGCCCGTAGATGAGCTCCTTTGCGTTGTCAGTACCAACCTCGGTTTTGTAGATCTTGTTCTTGCGGCGGCGCGGGAAGTTGGCGATCGGCTTGCCGTAGGTGCTGGCCCCGAAAATAGGGACTACCCAGCGGACGCCATGCTTCTTGCTCTCTTCGGCCACCTCGTCGGAGTAGTGGCCGCCGGCATCCCAGCACCAACGTTCAACGCGCATCGGCGTGCCATCTGGCCGCTTGAACTCGCGATTTAGCTCAAGGGAAACTTTCCGGCGCAGCTCGACGCTGGCCGGGTCACCGTTGAGGATGAAGCGTCGGATCAGCCACTTTTCCTCGCCAGCCCCGACCGCCCAGACTCGACCCTCATAGCGGTCATCTTGGGTATCGATCCCGCCGAACAGGCCTAGCGCCTGCTCCGGCACGTAGTCGGTGCATGGGTAGATTTCGCGGCGGCCGTATAGCGTTTCCCACTCGACGCGCTCGCCTTGATCCTCAACCCACACCTCGCCCTTCGTCGTGTTGACGAAGGTGATGAGCTTTTCACGGTCGTGGCCTACAACCAGCCATTCGTCAATCAGCGTGAGCCAGGTGACCCAGGTGCTGTAAATGGCCCAGCAGTAGAAAGAGATTGAGCGCGGCGTTGTTGTGGGCTCGTCGTCTGGCCCAAACCAGTCCATCGAGTCTCGCGTCCAGATGCCGGTTTCTTCACAGATCCACCGGCCCTTCGGCTGAGCTGCAACCATGTCCTGGTGAGTGAAAATGCAGGCGCAGTGCTCGCAGGCATACCAGGCCTTTACGGTCTCGCTGCGTTCGTTCTTCTCCCACTTGAGGCCGTATTCACAATCAGGCCCACCCCACTTAAGTACCTGCTCCTTGTGGCAGTGCGGACACGGGATGTGCAACCGCAAGCGAATCGGTGACTCTTCTGCGGCCTTGCTTATCTGGCACAGACCTTCGCGCCCAGGGGTAGAGCCCCGGATTGACTTGGGATACACCGCACCCTGCAGGCGCTTGTCGCCCAGGAATGTTGGCGAACCCTCGCCCTCAACGTTGCTGTCGAACTTTGACAGCTCGTCGTAGATCACCTCATCGGCTGACTTCTCGCGGTAGTTCCGCGCAGCCTTGCCACCGCGAATCCAGAGGTTGCGGCGGTTGGAAAATACTTTGTTGTCGAGCGTGTTATCGCTGTGCTTGCGCCCAAACCACGGTGCGAGCGCAAGCAGAACTGGCACATCGCGAATCATCGGGTTTACGTGCTGCTTGCTGATGTCCTCGGCGTCCGGGTCAGTCGGACTCCACATCATCACGTTGCGGCGCTTGTGCTGGATCTTGTAGGCGATGTTCGCCATCAACAGCTTGGTGTAACCGATTCGGGCCGACTTCACGAAGTTCACGACCCGGATCAGGTCGTTGCCCATTGCGTTGAGGATCGCCACCTGGAACGGCTGCGTTTCCCACTTGCCCTCGTTGTAGGAGGACTCAGCCGACATATAGAAATGTTTGTCGGCATATTCAACCGCCGTCATCGGCGGTTCTTTGTACAGCGCCTGCAACCCTACCCTGACCGCACTTCCTAGGTCATGTATCCAGGGTTGCAAGGTAGTCATCGAGGATTTCCGGTAGGTCGTCGCCAAAAGCTGCGGCGATGTTTCGAGCCTGGGCAACCTCCCGCTCAAAGGATTCAAGGACTCGGCCGTCTAGCTCCGGATGGCGTCGGCTGACCGTTTTCCCAACCGTCTCAAGTTTCGAGCCGATCTGAGCTGCGATTCTGGCCAGGGCAAAAGTCGCGAACTGGACCGGCACAAGCTGTTTGTCGGTGACCTTGTTCTTCTGTTCCTGGGCGACCGCCTGAGCTGTCGTCAGCCGAAGCCGCTCTTGTGTCAGCTTCGCCTCGGCGAAAGGATCGAGACCTTCCGGTAGACCACCCTCGGGTTGTTGCTTTCGAGCTGAGTGATCAATGCGGTTTTGCACCACATCAAACACCCGATAAAACGATTCGCGACCGATACGCGCGACGGGCTGCACGCCCCATTTATCAAAGGCTTGCGGCGAAATCCCCAGGCTCGACGCCATGTCGGATTTGTTCAACCACCCGCGCTCTTTGGTTGTTTCGTTTTTGGCCATGACTAAACAACAACCAACCTTGGGAATGGGGTCATACATATCTGGCGCGCGGGGTCCGAATTACCCTCACCGGGGCACCCCCTGGGGAGGACCCAAGACCGCCCCATAACGGTGCATGGCAGGGTCATACCCGCCGGGTGCCCAGCGCGCGGGCCAGAGCCAGCTCAAACCTGATGGGTAAGCGATCATCTGCAACGCGCTCTGCTACCTCGAAGAAGTCGAAGCGCTTGCTGTACTGAGGGCGACTGGCGAAGGCCACGACCATGCGCATGCCTGCCCTGCCCTTGCCTGTGCGCTCACCGATGCCGATAGGACGGTTGCCCTTCTTCATAATGAAGTAGCGCTTCAGGTTGCCCGCACTGCGGCGGCTGGCCGTACTGTTCGCATACTTATCGAACTGTGCGCCCAGGCCTGAAACGATCTTGTTCATCGTGCCGCGGCTGATGTTGCCGTATGCATCCAGCTTCACGCCCTTGGCTGGCACGATGTACTTGCCTGCAGGTAGCAGACCGCGATCACTCAGGCGCTTCTCGCTGGCCTTCTCATCACGACCACCACCGAATATCTGCGGGGCTAGCCACTCAGTGGCTGGGCGGCCCCCGCTCTCCTGGCTCTTGTCCTTCATCCATACCCTGGCCTTCATGTTGTCCTTGGTAGCAGGCTCAACAAACAGGCTGTTCAGGGTGAAGCGTGTAGGCCTGTCGAACACTGAGGCCATCTCTTCCACCAAGGCCGCCTTAACATCCTGGGCGGTGGTGGTCAGGGCCAGAGCTGCAGCAAATGGCAGCTGTTCACGCTCAAGCCGATCAAGGGTCTGCAGCCTTTCGCGCAAGCCCTTGAACGTGACCTGGATCATCAGGGACCAGCCTTGCGGCGCTCCTGCCCAGACCATGCCGAGGGGTCACGCAGTACGCTTGAGAGATTGCCACCGCAACGGACCGTGGCCACCGTGAAGACGGCCAGCACCACCACAAGCGGCCATTCATAGGCCTGCACAGATAGCTTGCCCTGCGCTATGAACAGGACCATCGCACCAGCGCAACCCATGAGGATGGTTGCGACAACCGAGACGCCACGACGAAAGCGGGCGCCGCCTCGGCGATATGTGAACAACCGAACAAACAGGGCAGCGCTCAGCAGCATGGTGAGCTGAGTCAGGATGTCGCTAACCATGTGCACCCCCAGCCGAACCCAGACCACCACGGCGGATAGCTGCAAGAGAGATAGTCACTACCAGCAGCGAGGCACCGAATGCGGCTGGGCCAGGGAATGCAAATGGCCGCATGCCCCATAGCTCGAACTCACCAACGGCCGGCGACAGCAGGTAACCCATCACGAACGAAGTGAGGAAGAACAGTGTGCGTTGCCAAACTGGCAGCTCGCGTGTGGTTGTGAAATAGATCAGCGCACCGAACAACGCGCCAACAGCGGCCTCGGCGTTGATCCCGGCCAGCATGCCAGCAAACCCGGCGCCGACCGCGCCCACGACCACAATCGAAGTGGTGCTCGGCTCAGCCATTGGCAGTCTCCATCGAATAAAAAAGCCCGCGTGTGACGGCGGGCAAAGCTGTTGGGGTAACAGCTGAGGGATCAGAAACGAAAAAGCCCCGGCGCAATGGCCAGGGCTTTCAAGGTGCGGGTCAGTAAAACCGCAAGATAGGCACAAATTACAGATTCATCCGCGCGGATGCAACACCTATGCAGCATCCATCAGCGCATCCAGCCGGCTATCCACCCAAGCAACACCAGATCGGATGATCTCGCGGGCTTTGGCCTCGCTCACACCGAAGTGGCGAGCCACCCGCAGCGCGGGCCATTTCGCGCCGAAGTAGAGCCAAACACAATCGCCCATGGAGGGGCCAATACCCTTGTGCTGGCTCTCGCGAAGTACCAGCCGAGCCACGCACCCATCAACCAGCATGGCCATCTCATCAGTGATGCAGAACGAAACGCCGCCAACCTGCTCAACGTTGTCCCGCATGATCGCAAAGCTCGGTGAAACGTATCGCGGCACCCCCATGCCGCTCATGCGCCAGCTGCCCCACTGCTCAAGCATGTACTCAGTGTCACCCATCGGGCGCAGCGTGTTCTTCAATGCAGATCTGCTCATGGCTATCCCCTAATCGCCAGTGAGGTGCGCGCCGCCCGCGCCCCTCTTGTTCTTCCCCTGGTAGTCCGCAGCTGGCCCTGTGACAGGCACTAAGCCAGCGGCCTCCAGTTGTTCTCTTTGCTGCTCAACCTGGCGGTTCGCCCGGTTCAGCCTTACTCGAAGCTGTTGCACCATCTGCTCAAGGCTAAGCGCCTGATTGGTTGCGCGATCGATCAGCCCAGCACCGTTGCAGCCAGCGCAGGTCAGCACATGGAAGATGCCTGGCGTCACGCCCTTGCCCTGGCATATCTCGCAACGCACCAACGGGATCACCGCAACCATGCGCACCATCAGAATTCCTCGACCAACCAGCCGGTGTTGCGCTTGCCGCGCAGCACACCGAAGAACTTGAACGGGTACATGCTGGCGGCCACCTTGGTTTTCACCCGGGCGTCATCCGTCCAGAAGCCCTTCACCTCATGCACCTCCAGCACGCTCTCGGAATTCATCACGAAGAAGTCGGCGGTGTAGAAGGTGTTGTCAGCCAGGCGCAGCTTCACGCCCTCGAAGCGATACCACTGGATCTCGCCGGCATGCAGGCGTTGTTTCAGCAGCAGGTCATAAGCCGCCTCGGTCTTATTCATCGCGCCTTGCTTGAGGCGCCCGAGGGCTTGGAGCTTCGATACAGGGTTATTCGCCATAGCAGCTTTAGCCTTAAGAAACGCCGGTTCTTGGCGGTCGAGGACGGCGCGGAGTTTGTCTATTTGCTCCATCTTCATCCTCTACAATTGAAAACTCAGGAAATGGCCGCAGCGCCCGTAGGCTCTGGGGTTTCTGGATTTGGTGAAGATGCAGGAGCGGCCATATCCAAGCCGTGCGCGAGACTGAAACCACACTCATCAAGGCGTGCATGCCAGCGCTCCAACGCCTCCCGGCAACGCTCCATCACGTCGCGGGTCAGGTAGGTTTCCGACACCTTGCCCAGGCTGTGATTGATCAGCCGCTCACCGATAAAGAAGTCGACGCCCAGGTCAGCCAAGCAATCGCGCATCAGCTTGCGTAGGTCATGGCTCGACCACTTGCCGCCCGATACCGACCTGAACATTGCACTGGCAGTGGTTGGCGACAGCCGAGCACCACCACGCACTGGGAACACCCAATCGATCTGCGCACGAGCATCTGGCAGCGCCTGGCGATAGCGCGCCAACAAGGCCAGCACCTGAGGGGTAAGCGGCAGGATGTGCTGGCGGCGAGACTTGCAGTTCAGCTCTGGCAGCACCCACACCCGCTCAACCAGGGAGATGTGCGACCACTGCGCCTGCAGGGTTTCGCCGATGCGCGTGCCATGGGCCAGCATCAGCAAAGGCAACAGGCCATTCACCGGGTCGCGGTTAAAGTTCGCCGCCAACTGCTGCACAAGCCCTGGCAGATCAACCCGCGACAACCGAGCCGCCTTGCTGCCAATGGCGCCGCGGTGAAAGCTTTTGAAGGTCAGCGAGGCCATCGGGTTGGCCTTGATGCGCCCGGTTTTTTCAGCCAGCAAAAAGGCCTGGCGCAGCGCCTGGAATGCTTTCTGCTGAGTGCCAGCCTTCTTGCCGTCCTGCACCATCGGCCACACCAGCTTGTCATCCAGCGCACGCCGATCCAGCTTGGCGACCGACACCTTGCCCAGGGCAGGCAGGATGTTCTTACGCACCATGCTGCGCGTGCTGCGCTTGTAACTGTCCGAGCTGGCTCGGTCACTCTCAACCCGCTCCAACCACCACAGCAGCACATCGCCAGTGGTGCGCAGTTCGCCGCCCTTGGCCGCCATCAGATCTCAACCACTCGTCCAGGCTGATCAGCTGCAGACCGCAGCCGATCTTGATACCAATTGGCCTTGGCGATGCACTTCTCAGCCGGCCCTTTGTCACCAGCGCGCAGGCGGTACTTGAGTGCGTTGCCCTTCAGGTAACCGATGTATTCAGCAGGCGTCAGCGCTGCCTTGATCACGTCGATGGCCTGCATATCGGGGAACAGCTGGTAGTGCTGTGGGTTGTTTATTTCATCAGGCTGGTCCATCAAACCACCTCCGCATTCGGCCAAATTGATCGGGCAACAGTCAGCGCGTCTTCGTCGTCATCCATCAGGATCATCGAGAAAGGCGCACGGCCCGGTAACAGAACTTTCCAGCAGCGCTTACTCATTGCCCGCCCTAGCCCGCTCAGAGCCCCAGTCGAAAACCAGGGCGATGCCGCCGTTCTCGCGCAGGCGGTCGACGCAACGGTCACCCAGCGCGCCGCCAAGCTCGGTCGGCATCAGGTTGGAAATAATCACGGTCGGCAGCTGCTGCTCGTAGCGTCCGTTGATCACGTTGAACAACGCCGCCTGCTCGAACTCCGTCTGCTTGGTCGCGCCAACCTCATCGATCACCAGCAGCGCCGGCGCGATCAGCCGCTCATAGGCCTGTGCCTCGGTGTACTCGGCATCACGGTTGAAGCTGGCCTTCACGAACTGCATCAACCCGTGCACCGTGCGATACACCGCCACCGCGCCATGCTCACGCACCACATGCGCCGCTATGGCCGAACCCAAGTGCGTCTTGCCGGTGCCAACGTTGCCCAGCAGCAGCAGGCAGCGGCCGGCGGTCAGGTGCGCCGCAAAGTTCTCGGCGTACTGCTGGCAAGCGTTCAGCGCGGCAGCCTGCTCATCGTGGCCCACCCGGTAATCGGCAAACGTCTTGCTCGCGAACCGCGGCGGAATAAGCGCATTGCCCAGGCGGCGCTGCAGGCGGTCACGGGCGTTCTGCTGCTGCGCCGCGATGCTATCCAGCGCCTCGCGCTGCCGCTGAACCACATCCGCACACGCAGGGCAGCCGCTGAACTCCGGGCGGTGCTTCGTCTGGATCGCTATGTAATCGCCGTGCTGCTCGCAGTCGGCCCAACGCTTCTCGATCACCCCAAAGCGCAACTCAAGCGGCTGCACGATCAGGTCAGAATTTGAACGTGCCATCGGCATTCCCCTCCAAGCCAAGCTTGTAATCGCGCTCACCGTTGAAGCCCGTGTGCTTGTCCAGCAGCGGCCCTGGCACCTCATCCTCCCAACGCCGGCCGTTAAGCCAAGTGGCGGCCAGCGGGATGAACTGCCCTTCGCTCTTGGTCCAGTCTGGGGTTTTGGCTTGCTTGCCAAGGGCAGTCAGCAAGGTTCCACGCAGTTCGGCATTGGGCTGCAGCTTCTTCCAGGCCTTCTCGGCGTCCTGCTTAGATTTCTTCTTGGGGTAGCGGATCCAGAACTCGGCAAACCCCTCCATAGGGTCAACCTTCACCACCACCTGCGCCGAGGCGGATGCCGAAGGTTCTTTGAGGGGATCAGGATTCGGAGAATCAGGAATCAGAGAATCAGGAATCAGGGCGTTATCTAACGGTTGTTTAACGTTAACTAACGTGCCTTTAACGTGAACCTTCGTGCTTTTACCTGTAAGTACAACGTTCTTGGCCCGTTCGTTAACGGTTAAATAACCGTCCTTGTCCGGTAAGGTGCTGTCTTTCTCCGAGCCATGAGGGCTCTGGTGCTTGTGGAAGTTGACGATCTCAACGACTGAATGCTCTTCAACCTGGTAGCGAGTAACGAACCCAGCAGCGCACAGATCAGCCAACCCAGAGTCGACGTCATACGAGTCGCACGGGAACAGCTCCATCTTGATCCGCTTAGGCCGATCCTCTAACCGCCCCTCACGGTCAGCCAGGCACCAAAGGCCGATGAACAGCAGTCGATCAAACGCCGGCAACTCGGCCAGCAGCTCATTGCTGAAGAACGAAGGTTTGATATTGCGGGCCCTGGCCATTACGCAGTGCTCCGCATAGTCCGCGCCACGTTTTGCGCAACCGTAAAACGTGGCGCGCGGTGGGCGGTATTGCTTGGGTGGGGTTCGGTGTGCATAATCGGCCTCGCAAGTTGTTGCTGTTGAAGAAGCCGGTCTAGCCACCGGCTTTTTTGTGCCCGGTATTTAGTTAGCGATCCGCAGCTTGTGCTGGCCGGTGTGCTCTGCCAGCACGTTCTCCATGCGCCGGCGCACCTCGCAGGCGCGGCTTTCAACGGCCAGCAGCCTTTCGATTGCCTCTGGCAGGTGTGGAAGGTCAGCCGCATCAATCTTCCCGTCAGCCAGCACACCGCCAGTGGCCTCAACGGCCTCGCCCAGGCGGGCGATCAGCTGACCGAAGGCCAGCACCGGGCATGCATCTGCGCCCAGCTCACGCGCACCCAGCAGTCCGTGACGGCTGGCCAGTTCATTCACACAGCGCTCGCGGTACTCAGCGTCCAGCGCCAGCACCCAGGCCTCTTCAACCCAGCTCGGCAGGTCGATATCGCCAGCCAGCCAGCGCTGCACACGCTTCAACCAGCTGCCCGAGCCTTTCAGGAAGGCCGCCACGTCATTGCCAGCAGCCAGTGCATCGAAGTCCGGCACGCCAGCATCAGTAGCCTTACCCGGCACCAGCGCATGCAGCTGCGCGGCCAGGGCCTGGGCGAATTTGTCTTGGCTCAGCGAGGTGCGCGCGATCATCTCGGCGGCATGCGCCACCAGCACCTGGTCACGGGTTTGCGAAAGCTGTCTTGGTTTGGACGATGTCACGTGGCTACCCCTTCCCTATTCTTGAGCCATGGAAAGCCGGCCCAGTTGTTGTTTGGTCGAACGATCAGGCGACGCTTTTGTTTGGCGAGGCCGCGGCAAGCAGCTCATCGGTGCTGAAGGGGTGGCCCTTCTCAGCGGCAAGTTCGGCGATCCGAGAGGCATGCCGGGTCTCGCCGGTGTACTCGGTACGTGGCAGGGCGTCAGCCGCAAGCCACTTGTAAACAGCCCGAAGGCTCACCTGGCATACAGCCGCAACAGGCGGAACACCCCCGGCGGCTTCGATGCATTGTTTGAGAGTGACCATTGGAACCCCAATCGGAATATGAACTGTAAGTACATACTATGACGGAACTGAAAGTACATGCAAGGACGTGCGACAGTGAACAAATGGTTCAGTCAGAAGATGTGCGCGGCCCATTCGTGGATCGCCTTAAACAGGCAGCTCAACAAAAAGGCATACCCGAGTGGGGCCTTGGCGCTCGCCTGGCCGCTATAGCCGGCACAACAGCCAAGGCGGCGAGCAAGTGGCTAAACCAAGAGTCGATGCCAGGGCGCGCCAACCTGGAAGCGATAGCCAGCGCTCTCTCGGTTCGAGCTGAGTGGCTGCAGTACGGCATTGGCGCCCCGCAAGCCAATGGCGCGGAAGAACATCGCGGTAGCTACACCTTTGCTGATGCAATAGACAGCAACGTGCAAGGGGAGCCCCTAGAAGTCCGAGCAGGGAGTGTTCCGGTAGTGGGTAAAGCAATGCTTGGGCCTGATGGCTATTTTGAGGCGCTCGAATATCCTGTTGGGCATGGCGAAGGCTTCCTCAGCATTTTCAGCAATGACCCTAACGCCTATGGCCTGCGGGTTGTGGGGCACAGCATGAAGCCCCGCATCAAGCACAACGAGTTCGTTGTAGTCGAGCCGAACAAAGAATACGTATCGGGCGACGAGGTGCTGGTTAAGACCAAGGGCGGCCAGTGCATGATCAAAGAGTTCGTCTACTTTCGGGACGGCCAGTACCGTTTTGATAGCGTCAACGCAGCCTATGACCCGATCTTTCTGGCCGAGCATGAGATCCAATACATCCAGTACGTAGGCGCAATCGTGAAAACCTCGCGCTTCACCCAGTCGGAATAACGGATAACCCTTCAGTCCAACTGAACAAGCCCGCCACCGTGCGGGCTTTTTTACGCCTGTGATTTGGCTCATGTAACGCCTGCGATACATCAGCCACAGGAGTCACGCAAGCGTTACACCACGGCGGTGCGGCGGTGCTCTTTGCGACTTTTGCATGCCCTTCGAAAAATTATGTACTTTTGGTTCTTGACGGTGTTTGTACTTATGGTTCATATTCTAATCACGCCGAAGCCACACCCGGCGCCACTCTTTAACAACGCGCGCCATGAACAGCTAGCCGGGCAACCGGCGAGGCAGCCCCGGCCATCACCTGTGGGGCGACACAAAGTCAGGTGAATAACACGCGCACTGCAAGCCGGCGACCGGCGTACCGCTTCACCAGCCAACAGAGGGGCTGCGGCGGACGAGGTGATGACCGAACCGCGAGGAAGGCCTGGCAACCAGTGCAGCAGCAACACGGACAGCATCACTGAGCAGCCTTGGCGACAGGGCTGCTTGGGATGACAACCGAACAGAGGAACGATCATGACAACAGCACAACAAAGAATCGCCGCCGCTGATCTTCCAGCGCGAGGCCAGCCACTCGCCGGCGGCACCTTCGTCACCCGCTACTGGCTGGGTGATGCCGAGTACGCCCTGATTGATCTGGGCAGCGAGGCAGAGTTCGAAGGCGAATGGGGGAAGTACGGCCAGGAAGTGCCTGGCGCTGCAAGTTACAGCGATGGCATGGCCAATACCCTGGCAATGGCTGAAACCGGCAGCAGCATTGCCCAGCTGGCGCTCGCGCTAGACGGCGCATTTATTCCAGCAGCCCTGGAGCTGAACCTGCTGTTCGCCGCCAAGCATGCTGGCCTGTTGAAGTTCAAAAGCAGCTGGTACTGGAGCAGCTCGCAGCGCTCAGCCTACGGCGCATTCTTCATGCACTTCGGTGTTGGCAATCAGACCACCGACGACAAGAACGACGAGTGTCTCGTCCGCCCCGTCCGCAGATTGCTCATTTGCTAATTCAGTAATTCATTCCCTTCTTTGCAGGTGAATCGCGGGGCCGGCAACGACGCTGGCTAGACCAGATGCGCACAGGGGAAGCGCCCTGCGCCTGCAACTAATCCCGCAACACGACCGGGACGCCGCCGGGCAACGCATGAAGCAGCGCCCGGTAATGAGCAGGTTTGCCGCCTGGGCAGTAAGGCACCGATAGCCTGGTAACAGGGCGCATCGGCCAATGATTGAGGCGTTGGCAAGTGCCACGCAACGCTTGGAGCAGCAAAGCCCCGCAATTCTCCTGGGCCGGTTAATGCAAGACGGCCAATACCAGAAACGAGCGGGCGGGAAGTAAGCACGGGTTACGCCGTGGTGCTTCGATCATTGGCCGATGCGCAATATCGCGCATCACAACCCAGTTAGATGCCTTTGCATTCCAGCTGGGCAGGGCTCGCCGTGAGGCAGACACGTACATCGGGCCACGGCAACGCAGGAGCGGAGCCGCCAGGTGTCACTAGCACCGAAGGTCATCCGGAAAGGTCGCAAGCCGGATATTCAAAGCCCGCCAGTTTTCATTCGGCGGGCTCTTTTCCCCTTCCCCGCACCCATAAGCAGCCAGCCCGGCAGGCAACCTTGCGGAAGTCTGGCGCGTTGGTGCGGCTGACTTATGGGTATGACCAACCGAGGTGCCACACCATGAACGCACTGCAACAAGCCAAGGCCAGCGTCACCGAACTGACTGACCTGCTGGAACTCGCCCGCCAAGCCCGCGCGGCATTCGCCGGCCGCAACCTCTCGCAAGGCTACCGCCCAGACCGCACCCAGGCACTCATGGCCGGCAAAGGCATGGTGCACGTCATCGACAGCACCAGCGGCCGCTGCCTGGGCTTTCGCCGTACGGCCCGCGAGGCCGCCTGGCTGCAGCAGGCGCTGGAAAACGGCACCCACACCCAGGCACACGCCTGACCGGAGGCCAGCATGATCCCAACCCCCCACTTTCACAGCCACGCCGAGCAGCACGCCATGCTCGGCTGCGCCGCAAAGCTTGATCCAGCCAAACACCCGCGGCGCTTCGCCCAGCACCAGGCCCGCCAGCGGCTGAACAAAGAAGTCCGCTGGCTGGATCAAGACAACTCGCCGGCAGGCATCCTTTCTGCCCGCCAGCGCCTCAACCAGATGCGCATGGAGCGCCGAGCAAAGCAGGCTGAACAGATCAAACCCCTGGCGGCCACCGGTGGAACCATCATCGGCATGGCACGCGCCATCGGCAGCACGCCACGCACCATCCTGAGCCTGCTGGATGAGTTCAAGATCACACGCGGACCCAAGATGAACTTGGAGGCGTGATGGCCAAGAACACGCAGGAGCGCTCAAAGAAGTCCGCTGAAAAAGCTGCAAAGGCTGGCGAGGAAGAACTGCGCCACAAAGTGCGCCCTGGCATTCGCGCCATGCTCGCCGACCTCATGCGCTGGCACGGCATCACGGTCATATCCGAAGCAATCCAGAACATGATCATCAACCTGCACGCCCTTGGGCCGGAAGGCTCAGCCCATGCACTGAAAAGCCCGCGCCACAATTTCGAGATAAGCGAAAACGTGGCGCGGCAATTTCACAACGAAAGCCTGCGCGAACTACGCGCCGATCCGGGCGACGAGAACACCGCCCACATCAAGTAACCCACCCAAGCCCAGCGCCAGCAGCGCAACGGGCTGCTATTGCCTGGAGAAAGCTATGCAGAACGTACTTTATGCCGGCCTACGCAACCCGGAGCGTGACCAGAACATATTCAACGCACTGGCGGGCAAGTCGATCAGTGAAGTGGCTGAGCTTATGGAGCTGCAGCCAAGCACTGTGCGGGCCGCTCAGAAGCGTATCGCGGCCCTGGCCACGTTTAACCTAACTCTCACAGGGGGGGGTAAGGACATTCCGATTGGCCCGGTTGCCGCCAAGTCATTCCGGCGAGCAGCCCTCGGCGCATACCGCCACTTCTGCGGCACCTTCCGCAGCCTAGAGCTGAATCAGTGGGCGGTAACTGACGGCACCACAACCATCAGCATTCAAGACCTGCGCGACCTCGACTCGGGGATGGCATCGGTCACTGAAGACGATCCGGAATCGAGTGCATGACCCACCACCCCAAGCGCAGCCGCTGCCAATCCTGCACCAAGCGCCTACATGACTGCAGCCACCTTCCCTTCCACACCATGCCAGTGCACCGGCAGGACGGAACAGACGTGGTGGTCATCTGCACCCAGTTCGTGCCAGCAGCTGGCGAGCGCGGCAAGCCATTCCTAAACCCACGGCGCGGCCGGAGGCTGTAATGCAGCAAATCGAGCCAGAGAAGCCCTGCACAAAGTGCAAAACATCAAAGCCGCTGTCTGGATTCCACCTCTCAAGCAAGTCGAGCGATGGGCACGCCAGCTGGTGCAAGCCTTGCGTTAACACAAACCGTCGAGAGAACAGGAAGCGCACCTACTCCAAGGCCAACAAAGCGAAGTGGCAGCTGGCAACCCGCTACAAGCTGAGCGCTGATGGTTTCGAGGGGATGCTGATTTCTCAGCTTGGTCGATGCGCAGTCTGTGAGGCCGAGATGCGGCGGCCTTGCGTCGACCACTGCCACAACACCGACGCTGTTCGCGGCCTGGTTTGCCACAAGTGCAACATCAGGTTGGGCGGCTGGGATGATTTCGAGTGGCGCGAGAAGGCCATCAAATACCTGGGCCTAAAGCTATGACCGCCTATTACAACGAAATCGATCCATACGCCGCCGAGTGGCTCCGCAACCTAATCAAGGAGGGTCACATCGCGCCAGGAGTAGTTGATGAGCGCAGCATTGAAGACATCAAGCCAGATGAGCTTGTGGGATACACGCAATGCCACTTCTTTGCCGGAGTCGGCGTCTGGTCATTGGCTTTGCGTCGCGCGGGATGGCCGGATAATCGACCTATCTGGACAGGAAGTTGCCCATGCCAGCCTTTCAGCGCGGCAGGCGCTGGCGGTGGGTTTGCGGACCCAAGACACCTCTGGCCAAGTTTTGGCTGGCTCATCAAGCAGTGCGCGCCTCCAGTCGTTATTGGAGAGCAGGTTGCAAGCAAGGATGTCGAGCCTTGGGTCGACCTTGTACACGCTGACCTGGAAGCCATGGGTTACGCCTTCGGGGCCGTCCCGTTCCCGTCTGCGGGCATCGGTGCGCCGCACATCCGAGACAGGCTTTATTGGGTGGCCGACACCGACTGCGGCGCTGGCAGACAAAGGGGTCCGGACTTTCGAGGGGGGGCTGATGGAGGCGATGCGGAATCACGGCCCGGACCTTGCGGCGGCTGCATGCCTGACCGGCTGGCCGACTCCGATGGCGGGCACGCCGGCGCAGAATGGCAACAGTGCAGCGGGGAACAACGACAGCAGCCGGAAAACGGTGGATGCGATCAGCTGGCACTTGGGCGGATGGCCAACCCCGCAAGCCAGGGACGGAGACCCGAACGGACGGACCTCGACACCGCAGACGGCAATGAAGCGGTTTGCCGAGGGCAAGAGGAACTTGGACGATGCCGCCCAGCTGACTGTGCCGGCCCGGTTAACGGCCTCTGGGTTAATTCTGACTGGCTCTTCTGCCGGGATGGAAAGTGGCGGCCAGTTGAATCCGGCACATTCCCGCTGGCTAATGGGGCTCCCTCCCGAGTGGGACGCCTGCGCGCCTACGGAAACGCCATCAATGCTGAAGCGGCGAAAGAGTTCATAGCCGCTTACATGCAGCTGTAATCACCACCCTACCCGCCCACTCCCTGCCTGATGCTCGGGCGGGAGGGTGGTGAACATAGACCCTAGTCACTTCCAATAATTCACGCCACTGGCGAGGACTCCCCATGAAACGCGACATGATCAAGATCACCACGCCGGAAGGCTTCAAGCTGTCAGTGCCGGCCCATGTTGTGGCCACCACCTTTATCTCTGCAGCGCTGGCCCAGGTTGGCGTTGTGCAGCCGGTTGCAGCACCAGCGGCGGCACCGAGCGCGCACTCCATCCCGGCAGTGGGCGAATACTGGCCAGAGCAAGGCGGCATCAACGGCGGCTTGGTGGCAGCTCACGGCGAGGTGCCGGCCCATTACCTGATTTGGGCGAAGCATGACGCCGGAAAGTTCGCCTGGGGTGGCTACGAGAAAGAGTCAGCGGCCACCAGTAAGCGTGATGGCGTGGCCAACACCAAGGCGCTGCTGGCCGAGGGTGACCAACCAGCGGCAGAAGCGGCAGCGAAGTACAGCGCCGATGGACACAAAGACTTCTACCTGCCAGCTGCAGCTGAGCTGTACCTCGGCTGGCTGAACGTGCCGGGCATCTTCACCAAGGATCGCTGGTACTGGAGCAGCTCGCAGCGCTCAGCCAACTGCGCGTTCTTCATGCTCTTCGATGATGGCTTTCAGGACAACTTCGACAAGAGCATCGAGTGTCTCGTCCGCCCCGTCCGCAGAGCATTCATTTGATCATTTGCTAATTCATTCTGGCCGACAGGCCAGCAGTAACTCAGGGCGCAGCAGCGCCTTTTTTGTTGCCTTCAAAAAGAGGATGCACCCATGCAAGCAGCACAACAGCAGGACTCTGCGGTAACCATTCCCGAGATCGGCGCACCCTACGGCGGCGGCTTCTTCTCGGGCATCACCGTGCAGGACGGCAAGCGCTACCTCAACATCACCGCCGGCCGTGAGCATGAGCTGGAAGGCGAATGGGGCAATTACGGCGTCAAGATCGAAGGTGCGGGCAGCTTCACCGATAGCCGCGCCAATACCGAGGCCATGGCCGCAGCCGGAAGCGAACTGGCGCAGCAGGTGCTGGCCCTGGATATCGGCGGCTTCACTGACTGGGCTATCCCAGCCCGCGACGTGCAGGAGCTGCAGTACCGCCACTTCAAGCCGACCACCGAGCAGAACTACTGCTGGAACCGTGACGGTGACAACCCCAACAGCCTGCCGGTGGGCACCCTGTACGACAAAGAGTCGCCAGCACAGACCGCGCTGTCTTCCTTCCAGCATGGTGGCACTGAGGCCTTCCAGGCGCGCTGGTACTGGTCGAGTTCGCAGCGCTCAGCCTACGACGCATTCCACGTGCACTTCGATGATGGCCATCAGGGCAACTTCGGCAAGCACGGCGAGTGTCTCGTCCGCCCCGTCCGCAGCGAGCTAATTGATTAATTCGTTCATTTAATCCGGCCGCTTGCGGCCGGTGCTTTATGGAAGCCAGCCGATGGCAATGCATACGGATCTGCCGATACACAAACTCGCCTTTGATCTGCTCAGTCTGGCCACCGATATCACACGGAACATCCCGCGCGACTTCAAGGCCGGGCTTGGCGCGAAGGTTCGCGATGAATGCATAGAGGTCATGGTGCTGATTGCCAGGGCCAATGCCGCGCGAGACGAGCAGCCGCACCTGGGCTCACTGGTTGAGCGAATCCAAGTGGTTGAGTTCCTGCTCAGGCTGTTCAAGGAAAAGCGCTTTATCAGCGTTCCGCAGCATGCGGCGGCCATCGAGTTGACCGCTTCCATCGGCAAGCAGGCCAACGCCTGGAAACGCTACACCGCAACCGCGCCCGCTGCCTGACCGTTACGGCGATCAGGTCTGTGCGATTTGAATCTGGTCGTGCCGCTGGCCGATAGGCCACCGCCATGCGCATCCGAGATACCGCCGGTCTAAAGCGTCCGCGTAGGTCTCGCGCAGTTTCCGGGCTGATCGGCTTTGCCTTCGGCTCGGCGACGTAGATAGCACGACAGGTCGCAGCGCTCAGCCAACAACGCATTCAACATGAACTTCGATGATGGCAATCAGAACAACAACGACAAGAACAACGAGTGTCTCGTCCGCCCCGTCCGCAGATTCGACTGTTGCACCCTACCCGTTCCGCGATCTGGTCCAGGCCTACTACGACTGCCGGCGCTCCAAGCGCAACAGCGCCAGCGCGCTGGCCTTCGAGGCAGACCTAGAGCGGAATCTCACCCAGCTGCACAGCGACCTGACTGCCGGCACCTACCGGCCAGGCCGCTCTATCTGCTTCGTGGTTACCCGGCCCAAGGCCAGGGAGGTATGGGCGGCGGACTTCCGAGACCGCATCGTCCACCACCTGCTTTACAACCATGTGGCACCGCGCTTCTACGCCAGCTTCATAGCGGACAGTTGCGCCTGCATACCAACGCGCGGCACGTTGTACGCCGCTGAGCGCCTGGAATCGAAGATCCGCAGCATCAGCCAGAACTGGGCGAAGCCGGTCTTCTACCTCAAGGGCGACCTTGCCAACTTCTTCGTCGCCATCGACAAGCAGGTGCTGCGCCAGCAGCTGGCCAAGCGCATCACCGAGCCTTGGTGGCTGGCCATGGCCGAACAGATCCTGATGCACGATCCGCGCACCGACTACGAAGTGCGCAGCCCCAACCACCTGTTCAACCGGGTGCCGCAGCACAAGCGCCTGACTGCACAGCCTGCGCGGCTGGGTTTACCGATCGGCAACCTGTCGTCGCAGTTCTTCGCCAACGTGTACCTGGATGCCCTGGACCAGTTCGTGAAGCACCGCCTGCGCTGCAAGCACTACGTGCGCTATGTGGATGACTTCGTGCTGCTGCATGAGTCTCCGCAACAGCTCAACGCTTGGTTGGCCGAGATTGAAGCTTTCCTGCCCTCGCTGGGCGCTCGCCTCAACCCGACCAAGACCATCCTGCAGCCCATTGCTCGCGGCGTGGACTTCGTAGGCCACGTCATCAAGCCCTGGCGGCGCACCACCCGGAAACGCTCAGTGGCCCAGGCCATCAAACGTACCGCCGCAGCACCAGCAGATGACCTGCGCGAAACCGCCAACAGCTACTTCGGCCTGCTCAGCCAGGCCAGCCACAGCCAGAAAGACCGCGCCGCCCTGGCGCGTCTGATCCTCAAGCGCGGCCACACAGTGAATGGCGCGCTGACCAAGACCTATCCGAAGAGGTGAACCATGCGTATCGAACGCACCAGCGTGACCAAGCTGCTGATCAGTGACCTGATTGCAACCCAGCACAAGCTGGACCCTGTAACGGTTTTCCTTGAAGACCTCGGCCCAAACAGCAGCGGAAGCGACCCGGCCAGAATATCGCACCGCGGCAAGATCATTATCGAGTGCTACAGCAAGTCCTGGTCAGCGTACTGGGGCGCAATGGTTAACCGTACTCTGGCCCAGTTCTTCTGCGATTGTAGTGCCGATTATCTGAGCGGCTGCCTGTCACCGCAGCTAAGCAACTCGCGATTCAGCGGCTACGCCTTGGTTGCGCTGGCAAAGAAGACAATCATCAGTCGGCGACAAGGCTGGAAGAATCGCGACCATGAGTTCAGCTGGTTGGACAAAGAGCAATGCCGGCGCCTGTTCGACGCCGCCGACGAACTGAACGGCGCAGACACCTTGGAACAGGCCGTGAACTGGCATGGCGAACTGCTCGAGGAAATCTTCGAAACCACCGAGCCCTGGCACTACGCATCCAGCGCAACCGAGCCGAACCCGGATTACCAGTACCTGTGCCGGATCATAGCTGCCGTACAGGAAGCGCTGCAGGCGGATCAGCAGCAGGCTGCAGCATGACCGCCGAAACCTACTGCCGCACTACCCGCCTGCTCATCGCCAAGTGCGGCTGCCTTCGCTGCACGCCCATCACGCCGGAGTAACCCACCATGAAAAGCCTCTTCTGGCGCTTCCTCGCGAAGCTGCTGGCACGGCCAGCTATTGCCGATTGGATCATCGAGCGCGCCCAGCGCACACCCTATGACCACCTTGCCATTGCTGATGGCAGTCGAATCATTCGCCTACCGCACGACACAACTCTGTGGCCAGGTGATAGCTGGTACATGCGCCGCTGGTGGTTCCTGCGCTTTGGCCCCCTGCAAATCCGCGTGCACCACATCCTGCTGGCCGACATCGGCCGCGATATGCACGACCACCCATGGCAGTTCCGCACCTTCATCCTGCGTGGCGGCTACCTGGAAGCGCGGGAGCATGCCGGTGGCGTTCGCAGGCGGATGCGCCTGCCAGGCACAACAGCAGCCATGCGCCGCGGCGAGTTCCACCGTATCGCCAAAGTCGGTCCAGATGGCGCTTGGACACTGTTCGTCACCTGGGGCCAGCGCCATGGCTGGGGCTTCAAGAGCCCGACCGGCGCAGTGATCCCGCATGAGGAGTACGGCGCATGACCGTCATGACCAAAGGCGCAGCAGCCAAGCACATCGAGCAGCTGCTTGATATCCCAGCCAAACGCGTGGCCTGCCACCTGCCTACCAACCACAGCTACGAAGTGATGCTGGAAATACCAGGCGCCGGCGTTGAGCTGCGCGACATCGAGGGCCGCGCCAAGTACGCGACCTGGAAGGACTGGACCAACACCAATATCTGGAGACGGCAGCCATGAGCGGCTTCCTCGCCCTCCCGCTATCCAGCCACGTCAACGGCCACACCTGGAACCTGTACAGCTTCGACTACGAGTCGCCAGATGGCAGGCCAAGCGGCTACTTCTACGCAACCTCCGACGACCACGCAAAGCTTCTGCTCAGTGAGCTGAAGGAAAGCGCCGTGCTCGCCGGGCAAGTAATGGGGCAATGTCATGAGTGAACAACTCAATCCCTGCCACTGCGGCTACCATGGCGAACTGGCCGGAATGAATCACCAAGGCGTTTACTTCTCGCTGACCTGCCCTGAGTGCGAGCGTGAAGCGACGGCGTTCACGATGGATGGCCTGATCGAAGCGTGGAACAAGCCAGCGCCTAACTGCGCGACCGAAGGCGACCGCCCAGGCTACGACGCGCTCTGGCTTTCGTTTGGCCTATCCCGCGCGGCATGGGTAACGCTGCCGCGCGTGATGATGCATGACATGCCGGATGCCTGGCAGGCGGATATGGCCAGGCTGTTATATGAATGGGAAGCGACCTGGGTCAATCAGCCGAACATCAGTTCACGGGTTCAGATCGTGGACGCAGACGGGCGGCTTATGAAGCACCCAGCATGGGTTCTGAACTACCGCCATCCCGACCGCGAACAGCTGGCCGCAATGAAAACCCCGCGACCACCTCGCACCTAGCCCCGATCAAACCCCAATCAACTGTGCCGGCTTGAGCCGGTGGAGAGCGTAGCTATGTCCAAAGACAAAGTAATCATGTTCGAGTCTGCCGATGCCGCAGAGCTCAAAACCGTAACAGGTTGGGTATCTGCCAGCGGCAGATTCTGGGGCGAGGATGAGGCAATGGCCCGCTACGACGGGGCCACACACCGGCAGTGCAAGAATAATCCCGATCACCCGATTCATAAGGTTCGCGGCTACTGCTCCGTCTGCCACGAAGAGCGGCGAGCCGAGGCATTTACCAAGATGCCGGTTAAGGACTGGGAAGGCGAACCGCTGGTGATCTTCGATGACGACCGCTACTTCTTCGACGAGGACAGCCTGATTGACTATCTCGTTGATGAAGAAATTGACGTCAACGAGCTGCGGCTCTGTATCTGCGAGCCCAACATGCCGCACGAAATCGACCCGGAAGACATTTTCTGCGATCACCTTCCCGAGGACGGCGAAATCCGCGACGGCGATCTGTTGGCCGCTTTCGAGTTGCTCAACGAGATGATCCGCAAGTCCGAGCCGCTGTCCTGGTCAGAAGGCAAATATGCAGCACGGCTGCCGCAGAGCTTTCTGATTCGGCTTGAGGCTTCCCGCAAAGGCGCGGCCTAACCCCTTCCCACACTCCCCGGCATAGGGGTAGAGAGGCACCTATGAGCGCAGCAGAGCAAATCGGTCACCAGACCGAAACCCTGGAAGACGACGAGCTGGTTGCGATCACCGGCTATCGTCTACCCTCCAAACAAATCGCCTGGCTCAA